ACTTGCACAACACCTTCATCTTTCGTAGGCTTCGTTATTTCCTCTTGGTGCTGTGAGCCAAAGAATTCTTCAATTGTTTCACGAAGTTTATTTGCTTCAATATGGTACATATTAGTGCTTCCTAGTTCCGTTTAATGCAAGAAACGCACGCCTATCAATCTCCTTGCCCATTTGCTCAATGTCTCTTGCAGCAAACTCAATCACAGGTTTACCGTCTGGAGTCATCTTACCATTGTTTATCAAAATATATTGCGGTTCATCGTACTGATTAATCATGAACCACACCTCATGTTTGGGTAATACACGTGCGTATTCAGTGGCTTTTGCATCACGCCACCATGGATAGCCTTCAGGTGATACCCAGTCGGGGTCACGAAGTTTTATAGGATTTTCAGATTTAGGGTCTGTCATGGTTTACGGTACTCAATTTCAATGAAACCCATGTACAAGCGAATGTATCCTGGTTTTCCGGGTGGACGAACAAATCGAAAATGACAACGATTACGTAGAGCAACCGTCCAGTTATTGCTAGAAACGTGTATTCCATCTCCTCTATAGAAGTCTGCAAATTTTCCTATTTTCATTATAGTCCCTATTCATTAAACACGGTACAATATGAAACCAAGTCCTAGACAATTTTCGCACGGGCCTCTGTCAAGATTCTCGGGTGCAATGCCGCTAGGTGTATGCGATAGGCCCTCTCCCGTTGAGTTATCCCAGTACTGTTGGCCATCTGTATCACAGCATAAGCATTTTCGCCACTGTATTTGCCCCTTGCATAATAACTTCAAATCATCGAGATCTATTCCAGAACTATTATGTATCATAAGCATCTAGTCTTCTAAACGAATTGCCAGCGTCGTTAATAAATTGGATACCGCCCGCGCCAGAACTATTAGCACTACTGTTCTCCTGAGATCAACGTCAGGTATGACTAGTCCACCTAAGCTTATTAGTGGGCCTATAATTATAATTAGCATTCTCATTTAGAATCCTTTCTTCCTCCAGCCCACAAACCTAGGAAATCTAAGTTTATCTTTCGCACCATGGGCAAAATGCTTAATGGTGATTTCTTGACCAATATACTGTAATGGATTATCCCAAATTTCTTTGCGTTGTGCGTGAGTTAATACCCCGCAACTAACAGGGCAAACTTCGCCATTGTATTCTACTTGAAAAGCTCCAAGTGTATTCGCTAGTGCAAGTCCAGATTTACTCTCAGATCTTTTTGCATATCCTAATTCACTTTGTTCAAGCTCATTATTATTTACCATTTGTTCGACTAGCCCAACTACCTTACACTCAATGGAGGATGAGCGTTTAAGTTTATACATACCCCCCTGTTTATATGTAGACCTGCCGTGCTTATATGGTTGGAGGGGCGACTTGAGTATTAGCCCCTCATAGCCCATTTCGAGCATTTTCGACTCATACGCTAGTACTTGCTCGACAGTTTCGCAGAGCTGTTGCTGCACGATTTTAGAGTACTGCTGACCCTTTAAGATTGTCTCCGCAATGTCAATTCGCTTGTAGAACGGTAGATGTAGCGCTTCAGGCGCCGTATAATCAAATACATGAAATATTACGTCGTCCGATGCCTTGTCTTGCGACATTACCGTACTTTGTGTACGGTTATACACGTCATGGTCGTATTCAGTGCCATGAATAAGCTCTCCATCCATATGATGTAAATGCGCAAACCGCTCTTGTATACGCTCGTTAGGAATATCCAAGAATGTTCTACTACGGCATCTGAAACCGGGGCGCTTTGTTACGATACCCTCGGACTCTATATGATGAAAATCCACTTGATCAGCTTCCTTAACCACCATCCTAATACCGTCTAGTTTAGCAGAAGCATATAGTGGAAATTGAAGATTCTCAAAGTATTCAGGATTATTGTCAGGACTGTCTGAACACGCAAGCATCACTTTAAATGACATAGTTAGCCCCTAGGGTATTTCTTGAGAAACTCATCTGACGCGCCCTTATAAATAGCTTCAACACCATCTACACCATGTTCCCTCATTTGCTTAGTTACATGCATAGCTGAGTGTCCAGCCATAATACTCCATTCCGTAGCAGAGCGGATTTCATTACTTATTCGTATTAAGAAAGTTGTAGAGCGTGTTAATGCTTGTTCATAATTCGTGGACCATTTACAATTGCTCTTATTGTAGTCCAGGCTATTATCGAATCTGTCGAGCGTCATACCCTCGGGACGCTCTCCCATATCCTCTAAAAAGTTCTTGAAATCGTCTAACCAACGCTGACAGATTTTTATACCTTTCCCACCATAGTTATGATAGTTCTTATGTTTTGGATCTAAACACCTGTTCTTCATACTAGCGTAACTGCTGTATGTTGGTGTAAAACTCATCCCATGCGATTTATTGTGTATATTTTGGCAACCACAGGAATGTGTAGCACGATCCCTTCTTGTAAGGTTATATATTCTAACCTTTTTAATTGTGCCGCAATCGCACTCCGCCATTACAGCCCGATCCTTGCCTATACCGTATTCACATGTATCTATCACTGTCAGAGCGCCGTACTTTTGACCTATAAGCCAACGGTCACCTTCTATATTTCTATTTAACGCGTCCATCCTTTTTCTAGTGGCCATTAATATACCCGTGTTGAATGATTAATAACTCGGATTTAGCGGACATTCTTCCTTGCCCTCAATGAAGTTATCTATAATACGTCTGCGTCGACGATATAGGAACTCCTCATCCCACACATTTAGATCGGAGGCTTTTTCAATATCTTTTGTGTCATGATTGAAGTAATAGAACAGTCGCTTGCCTTGGTACCATACTTCAATCTTTATTTCTTCATATTCAATACGGGTTTTGAATTCTACCAAGTCCATTGAATAATTCTTCGGAGATGGTATAACACCCGCCCACACGAATAGAACATGATCTATTACTTTTTTATACACTGTTTTTCCTTTAGATTTTTAGCCCACATCCAGATGATTATCCAAGATGTGGGCGTTATTTTGAATCACCGTGCTGTCACATTACTGTGTTGTCGCCACCGCCATAGTCCTCATCCGTGCCGAATCCAGCGCTAGACAAGGCAGAGGCAGCATCTCCATCCATATCGCCAGGGTCCGCGTTAGCCTCAGCACGCTCACATTCCGCAGTATACGCATCTGGTAGATTAAGTTCTGGAAATGCTTCCTCCAATTTCGCGCAAACGTCATAATCGCCACTATCCGATGCAGCGTAATAGCTTACCTTGACAGCTTCCACTTGTTCTTCAGTTAACATATGAATTCCTTATTTAATTGGACTATTATTTCCAGGGTTAAAGAAATTGCCATGCGCCTCTTTTGCCACAGAGCACCAGGCCTCGTGCGCTTCTAACTCTGTATCATATGTTCCGATATGTACACTTTTATTATTTAGCCAAATTCCTGCGTGCCATTTGCCTGTATTTTTATTTAAAGAAACACCTTTGTACTTGCTAGAGGTATTCTTAAATTTATTTGAATTATTTGTATTTTCTTGAAAAGTGGCAAGACGTAAGTTGTTTATATTATTGTTTGTGGGATCTGTGTCCTCATGATCTACGATAAAGTTTTCAGGAACTTCGCCATGATGATACGACCAGATTAAATTATGTGCTTTATAGTGCAGGTCTCCGATGCGAATATTAATATAGCCTCTATCTGTAACAGCGCCAGCTTTAGCGCCCGCTTTCCTATTTCCTCGAGCAGCCCGCCAATATAGCACACCATCTTTGTAAATAAACAATTCGTGTAGAACAGCTTTTTCGACATTCAATAATTTCATATTTACCTTATAGGACATTGACCCGAGGCGCATTCGTCTGCTGCCTCAAACTCCGCTTCAGCCACTTGCGTAATAACAGTGGTCTTCGCAACCAACGCATTATATTCTTTCTCAGTAACTTCTTCATACGGAGCCTGGATAAAACCGTGATCGCTATGCTGCATGAAGGACAGCGATTTAAAACTGTTCTTGTACTCTTTCATCAAGTATTCTTTGATGGCAGGCAACTCTTCTTTCTTGTAATACACAGTGCATGATACAGAATTATCGGACCAGACAGTTTGCAATTCCTTAATTTTCTTTAGTTGTGCGATTGCATTCATGTCCTTAGCTACAACAGTTCCTTCCGGATAGCTAAACGGAAACGTAACTACAACGGTGCCATAGTCTTCAGTTCCGTCTAATTTCTTCACATACTCCACTGGATAACCGTGAGCCCTACAAAGATCAACCAAATTGCTATCAGCGGCAATGCGAATGCGACGATACATGAACCTAGAATATCCAGGATGGATACCAGGGGTGACACCCGGTAATAGCGAAAGAGTGCCGGAAGGCTTGATAGTAGTAAGCTTAATACTAGGAGGGAAGCCCCTAAGAGTAGAATACCGAACATCAAAAGCCCTAAGCTCTTCATAACAATCATTTAACCACCCCATCTGTTCTTTAGATGCTTGCATGATACCAGTCATGCCGATGCCCATTCTATAGTTCTTATGGACTACAGCATCTGTCTCATATTGATGGCACTTGAGTGAGAGTGAATGCTTACACACACGATATAGTAGTGTAACGACGTCGATCAACTCTGCCTTCGAAGTGATATTCGGTAGATATACTTCAGCTAAACAACAAGTTTCCCAATTTTCTAGTACCTGCTCGGCGCACGGGTTAACACCTTCGACCAAGGGATCTGGATATTGCGTTTCACCGAGTCTTCCGACAGTCCTACACAAATCAAGATTAAGCAGTCCGATGGCTTCTGCCTTCGCCTCATAACTGTCCCACCATAAGTCGTGCAATTCACTAATATCGGAGCATACAACTGTATTATTAGACATCTGACGATAGGTGGGTACTTTGGCAATATCCCAGCGTTTCGCGAGTAGGAACTCAATGTCATCAGGATCACCGATTGCAATCTGTGCAGATCTACGCACATTACCTGCAACAATGATATATCCGATAATATTCATGATGTCAAGTGCATCAATCGGACGAATCTTTCTGCCACGCCTTTTCTCTAGGATTTCAGAAATCTTTCCTATGCCCCAGCAGAGTTCGATGTCGCCCGATGCGGTTCCTCCGAAACCTTTAATCGGAGAACCTTTCGACCTAACAACTAGTGTACTATATGTGAAGGTCCCTTTTGCTTCTCTTTCACTCAAAAATGCCGCCTTCAACGTCTTGGCCAGCAAATTGACCCAACCCTCTCTGCTATCGCTAACGACCAGCGTAGCGCCGTTATCAGCAACGTGAGTAGGCGCCTTAAACCAAGTTCTGACGGTGGGTAATTTGTCTACATTCTTTTTTTGAATATTATAACCTACGCCGCTACCTAGCCCCAGCATATCGAATGCCCAGGTGAATGCATAGATGTTGTCTACTGTAACGAATGCGCAATTTTGTAATGATGCTAGTCCTAAGCGGTCGACAGTCCCTGTGCCAAGTTGCCATAGAAAGCGCCCAGCGACGGATCCCTTTAGATTCAACAAATGGTCTCTCAATCGACCTTTCTCATTTTCAGTAAACCCAACATTTAACTGCTTATCACACGCATCTAAGACGCGCTCAATTGTTTCGGGAAACTCTTCTGTAGCGCCATCAGTACGATTTTGCGCCAGTCTCGCATACGTTCGTTTATATGTCAGATACCCAACGGTACTCCAGGGCGTAGCAATATTATTGGGATTCAAAGCGGAATTCATTTACTAACTTTCTAAAGTTTAGATGTTAGTTTCTTCTACTCATCAGGTTGAAATTAACTCTTACAAGACGCATGCAATGTGTCAAATGTTGCCTGCATAACCATCTTGTTAGTCTGTGTCGGTTCTCTTAAATACGCAGCCGTTGCAGCGTCCCTGGCAACGATTTGACGTGCTATATCAACTATTTTATTGTAAGCATTTTCATACAAATCAGCACGTTTATTTGCGTACACTAAGCGTATTTTCAATACTTCAATCTCTTCTTCTGGTGTCATTATAACTCCTCGAATTCATCTAGACTAACAGAAGAAAGTCGTCCAGTCTCTTGGTGGTATACTGCACCAGCAACTCTACCTGTAATTCCAACTGTCCTTGATTTCAATACAGACATCTGAATTGTATTACGTTCTACAGGATCAACTGCAGTGAGATTTCTGGCAAAGGCAATGATATCCATACTAACCTGTTTAATACTGCCAGAGCCTCGAATATCATCCATAGTTGGCAACTTACCTTCTTCGAATGATTTGCCGCCAACTGAGACTTTTCTTAAATGCGATACCAGACCCAGCCATACATTATGCTTCTTTACTACTCGGAGTAAGTCATTCATGATTTTGTCAATGGCTTCATTTCCAGTCAATCCGTCTGCGCCCTCTGATACTAGAATAGTGATGTGATCCACCAACAGAGCATCGCATCCCATTAGACACATATATTCTAGTTGATCGATGATAGACTCGTCTTTAATTGATCCTTGATGATCCAGAACAATCACACGCTCGTCGTCATTGTCATCGCCAAATACAGCGTCAAAACCTACCTTTAGATCCTCGTCTGAGATATCTTCATTGGCGGGGTTTCGACGTATACTCATACTGGCTAGTTTTATACCAGTCTCGCCAGGAGATTCTTCTAGACTAATTATGCCGATTTTACCTGTTGTGATTTCAAGACGATGTAATACAATCTCTCTGACGATGGTACTTTTACCGCAGCCTGTACCAGATATCAAAAGAGCGATTTCACCCGCACGCATCCCTTTTATTTTAGAATTGATTCCATCAAGACAACCCGGATATGGAATGCTCGGTATCTTATTTCGAGCTACAATTTGTTTCCAAATGTCTGCTCTGCCTATGATTCCTGCCGGCTTAAATGCTTCAGCATCCCATATACATTGATTAACTCTCTCCCACCCAAGCTTTACAAGAACATCATTTGCATCCTTGCATTCAGGCGGTAATTTGACGATCTTGCATTTATCTACCCCGAGTATACGAATAAGCTTGGAGGTAGCTTCATGCCCAGGGTCATCATTATCTAAGAACAGCACTATCTCTTTGAAAGATCTAAACCATTCTCTGAGCGGTAACACTTCCCCTGTCGCGGATGAAGATGGAAGACTTACAACAGGATAGATCTTTTGATATTTTTCTTGACTAGCCTCCGCAACAGACAGTGCATCTATTTCACCCTCTGTTATAATGACTCGTTTACCGCCACTAGGAAATAAACTTTGTCCAAATAGTCCACCAAACTTACCTACAAAATGGAAACGCTTAGGTAATTTCCGTACCTTGTATCCACCATCATATTTATAATAGTGCTCAGCTATTTTTCCCTCATGATCATAGCTTACACGCACTCCAAAGAACTCACATACTACTTTTGATATCTTCCGTTCTTTGAATCCTCTAAACGGATATGTTAGTATCTCTGCTATCTTATTATCATCCTTGTTATCGGTCTTCACTTCAACAGTATTTCCAGCCTCATCGTCGAAATCTTCATTATTGCGTGTTTTAATTGCATATTCAGTTTTCGTACCATTCTCCGGTGGAAAGTACTTTCTACAACTAAAGCAATAGCTAGAGCCAGACGAATAGACTTGTCTGGCATCACTGGACCCGCATGAAGGACAAGGCTGATTGTGCTCCACTATTAATTCTTTAATAGTGTCTCGCCTGGATTTCGCCATACCTATCCTTTAAGTAGTCCGCCTATAGCTATAAATGCTACACCTATGGCGAATATGTCCATGGTGGTTAATGGAGTGGTTTGAATGGCATATATAGCTGCCGCTACCAGACAACCGACCCCGATTATTACTAAAAGGCCTGCAATTGCTTTCATAGAGCACTCCAGTTATGTCGTGCGAAGTGCACTCCAATTTATCTTTTCATCGGCGTCAAGTTCTCCGACTGTGAATGTATCGCCATCCACCTCAATCATTGTAGATTCTTCTACAGATGCACCACTAGTGTCTTCCATCCTTACGGCGTATACGCGCATATTACGGTAGAATAGCTTAGATGCACCTTGTTGTGTGGCATGAAGCTCCATACCTATAAAGCCATACAATGTACCGCCATATAGCTCTTTATAGTCCTTAGCGCTCTGACAGCCATCATCTTGAACAGATGTCCACTTACCTAAGATAAGGCGGTTGTCTTCTATTCGCGGATTGATCATAACCTTGCCTCTACTTTTTCAATCACATGCTTCATTTTAGCCATTGCATCTTGCAATCTTTTTCTTCTGATTTCTGCCACACCTTGGGTAGTAGAGGATGCCTTAGCGGCCTGCTCAGCAGCAACAACTGTTTTCATTGCATCGAGACAATCGATAAGTAGATTTCTGTATTCATTCATTTTATTACCTTTTTAACTATTTCTTGAAGACGTTCTTTATGTCTATCGGTTATTTTTTCTTTAACTGGCCAAGAGACTTTTTGGATTAACACATTGTACCATATATCTTTATTACTAGGCGCTTCCACAGTGCATAATGACCATGTCTCTGCAAAGCTTAGTGCTCCAACTGCTCTGTACTCTTCAATACAATAGTAATCGAAGCCTTCTTTCTGCATAGCCTTGACGTTGTTCGCTAATTCTTCTGAAGAACTGATATACCATCTCCAATTAGACTCCTGACCTTTATTTATTTTGCCACGACCACGATAAGACTTCTTACCCAAGTATAGCCGATTTACGTTCTTATCATGGATGATGTAAATGAATCCAGTGTACTCTTTAGCACCCATTAATCCATAAGGCCAATCCCAATGTCCGTTAGGTGCCTCAGATCCACGATAGTGTCTAGCATCTGTGACCGAATTAACAACACCTTCTAGACTGACACGAAGCTTTTTTAATTTAGCTTTAGCAGCTTGCGCGGGTGTTGGTATCTTTACCAGTTTACCTACCATGTGAGTGGGTAGGGTGAATAGCGGAGCGGACTCCGCAGGGAGTTTAGGACTAGAAGACACCGGAGGAGTATAATTGAATATCTCTCCTGTCTCTGGATCTATTCTTTCAAGGCTCGACCCAGAATCCGTCTGGTCTGTCGTAGGGATGTCGTGGACTACCTGGACCTGCGTAGGCTCGTCCTCCCAAGGTAGCAGTTCGTACTGTAGTGGATTCTGTTTTGCTTTGTCGTATAGAGAGTCCTTCGATACCGGAGTCGATGACACCATTACTGTCGAGTTTGGGAGTTTGAATGTCTTTGACTGAGCCGGCTTTACCAGGTCTTCCAGTGATGTCACTGAGATCGCATTCGGGATCTGGGAAACTACCGGGGCCTCTGGTACTATTAAGTTCGTTGGTAGCTTGAATTCCGGGGGATTGTTTGACTCTTCCATACCAATCTTCTCGATGTCGAACCGCCATATTAAATGCGTCCAGTTGTCTGCACATGAACTGTGCTAAAATGAAGTCTGGTGTGTCACTTTCATTTTCAAGTGAGTGTTTGTTGATAAGTGCTGTCAGCTCTTCTTCGAATTTTGACATATTAATTTCCAGATAACGTCCAGAGGAGGATGCCAACGATGGCGCCTATAATAAGGCCCAGGATGAATTCTAGCATGTTAGTATTTCTCAATGTTTATTCATAGACATTACAGGCATGATAAATCGTTCACGGCGTTCACCATTCTTAGCTGTAAAGAATCTTTCTTCGACAACTGTAACCGTGGTAGTAGTGGTCTTACTAGATTCAACATCGAATAGCTCGGCGATTTCTTTCTTGTATTTATTGTGAAGCTCTTCTATCTCGAATTTATGAATCTTTTTGAGGCGTTCGATTTCTTCCTTGTGAGCGTCTTCTGACTTTATAGCCCGGAGCGCATGCGTTGCGTCTACTTCTTCAAGTCTACTAATAAGCTCTGCTTGGCTGAATCTATCTACTTTGTAAGAAAGTCTATCGTATTCTTTGTTTACGATTCTTACTTCTTTATTTGCTTCAGCCAACTCGTGATCACGTTCACGTAATTTTCGTTTCAACTCATTTATCTCTAATCCTTGCCTTTTTATGATTAAGGCTGCATCCGTTGTAGTTGATGCCAAGATGTTCTCCTAGAGTAAGTTTAGAGTAATCAATAGCCGTTGCCAGAGACGTGATCTAGTCGGTATTATGCAGGCGGTCCCCCAGGTTGAGGCCCAACTACCGACCGCTCGCCTTTTCGTGTTTGATTGGAAATTTTGATAGCGTTCTATACACAGTTATTGATCAAAATTCTCAACCGAAATATTTGCAATCGGTAAGTCCAGATCATTGTCAGATTTTTCAACGAACTGTGAATTCTGGGAGACGTCTAGTAGTTGGGCAGGTCCAGGCCGCTGGCATCCGTCTCTGGCGTCGTCATCTGATTGCAAAATAACTTCAACGATCTTTTTATCTCTTATACACCATGCGCAATTACCAGCTACATACCCCTTAGAAATATCATTCAGTCTAAGAGTATGCTTTATAGAGGGCCTTTCACCAAGTGCAGCGAGAAATGTATTGAAATCCGAATACCAATCTTCTTGCATCGGTACTAGTTCTCTTGCATGTCTACTCCTAGCAGACGACCAGACAGAGTAGGCAAGGTTCTTACGCATATTATGCGTTGTTACACTAGCTTTTCTATCACATCCGCAAGACTGAGACACACCTCTTTTCAAGTTATTGTATCGATACAATTTAACACTACCGCATGCACAAGTGCCCTCTACCATTTTTGCACTATGCGCGTCTAATCCGGCTGTACCTGTTATTGTTATTTTTCCGAATGTAGTTCCAATAAGATTTCTACCATCCCATGGAATACGCGCTGCCATATCAACTCCCAGGCATTTTAAACACGAACTTAGGCTTCTCTCCAACTGGAATCATAGGCTTGACCTCGGGCGTTTCAACCTTAGGTGCCTCAGTAGGCTTAGGCACATCAACCTTAGATAGTCCAAACATAGACTTAGGCATCGACTCTGGCACAACCTTTTCAAAACTAAGTGGAAGCTTCTCTTTAACTTCTTCCGTTGTCTTAGCTTCTTCCGTTTTCACGTCAGTTGCTACTGCCTTCACATTCGCAATCTCTGCAAAGCTCTTCACCAGCACTTTAAACGCATCAGCTTCTGCCTCAGGGATCTTCCCTCTTGTCGCGATGATTTCCAGTGCAGTAAGTGCTTCTTCTTCTTCAAGCATGCTCAAATCTGCAGTAGCTTTCATCACGAATGTAAGACTATCATTCCAGACCTTATTGCTAACATTTCCAGCTGGATTAATATTAGCAAGCGCCATTTCAATGGTTAGTTCTTCATTCTCTTTCACAATAGACCTCACGAATATACTATCAGGGGTATCAACATCGATATGGACATCAGGCCAGGAGCTGTGA